CCATAATTTGTTTTTAAAAATGGGGTTTCTGACGTTATCTCCACCCCTCCATTATTAATTAGAAAGGAAGATCTCCATCAACATCAGCGTCATCTTGTGGATCAACTGTTGGTGTTGAAGATTTAGTAGTACCAAAAGTTTCTTCAGATGTGGAATTAGATACCCATTTGTTGCTGTTACTATCCCAACGTGGAACCTCACCTTTAGCAACCATGTCTAAATAATCTTCACCTTTTTTAGAATAAACATCCGCCCATGTTAATTCATCATCTACCCATGTTTTAGCAACATCAGCATTTGTATGTAATGGACTTGGGTCGTCGTTTAATACTGAATTGATTACAGTATACTCTTTACCTTGTCCTGATTTTGTTAAAGCTAATGATAAGATTAAATCACGTCCTTTTTCAGTATCGGTAACATCACCTTTGTTACGGAAGATTGGGAAGATTTTATCAATAACACCATCACCTTTGTGATTATGTTTGAATCTCCAAAACTTAACTCCATCAGACTCGTGGTCGCGGTCAATTACTTTAACGATATAGAATTTACGAGAACGATAAGTTCTTGCCAACTCTTTATCTGATTCTACCCCTGTTGCCATTAAAGCATCTTTTACTTCATTTAATGGTGAACGTTTTCCTTCTTGTGCTGGGTCATATAATTTTACCCATTTTCCGTCTACTTGAACTTCGTGGAAGAATACTTCCTTAAATGGTGATGAACCATCTTTAGTTGGTAAGATACGGATACGTCTTTCTTCACCTTTAGAACCTTTTGGTAATACGGTTGTGAAATAACGTTTTAATCTGTCTTCAGAAGACATCTTGTTTGCGTTGCCGCTTGCGGCGTTCTTGTTTTGTTCGTACTGAGCAAGTACTGCGTCAAATGTACTCATAGTCTAAAATTTAATTATTAAAATTGTTATACTATAATATACATAAAAAAACCCAGACTATAAAATCTGGGTTCAATTATTTTAAAAGTATTTTTTTTTATTATAAATCCCAATCTGAAGAAGCCGGAACTGTAAAGTATCCTGTTCCTGCAAAATTCACACTACCACCTCCACTTACAAATGGAGAATCTGAACTCCAAGTTGCTCCGTTGTTTGTAATAGTTCTATTGTAAGTAGATGAATCTGTTGTTAAATGACCACTATCAGTTGCCAACATTAAGAACTTAGTATTTGCATCAGACGTTAATGGTGATGTTGGAACTGTGAATGATGTTCCTGTGTATTTAACACTTGTATTCCATCTATAGTTTGTCATTAAACCATTTACATTACTTTGAGCACTCGCTCCGTTAGGTTCCGCACCAATCATTAAAACATTACCTCCTGATGGTATAGCGTTATTATATGTTGATGTTGCCTTTCTTTGTCCGTTTACATATATTGCTAACTGACCATTGTTTCTTGTAACCGCAAAATGATACCAAGTACTATTTTGTAGACCTAATCCAGCAAAATCCACTTGATATCCTGAACCTGTCCACCAATATATATGGTCACCTCCACCTTCTATCGATACTGCGTTAGGTGCTGGAGCTGTACCAAGTGAATATGGTCTTGGGTGATATGTTGGTGATGTCCAGTTTGTAACTTTCATCCACCATTCTATTGTAAAATCCAAACCTGCAACGTGAGCTGATGGCGTTGAACTCGGTGTTAATGTTGGTGTTGGTGTCATTGTAGACGTTGCCGTATGTGTTGGTGTTGGACTTGGTGCTGCAGGTGTTGATGTAACACTTGGAGTAGGTGTTGGTGTATTTGTTGGAGTATTACTTGGTGTTGGTGTAGGGGTCGGTGCCGGTAACCAACTAATTACATAATCATTATCTGTACCATTGTAACTATTTTGTTGGAACACATTATATCCATATACATTTATTAATGTACTCGCCATTGTCATATTCATGTAACGACTATCTACTGTAATTTGATATAGACCTTGAGCCGTTGCACCTGATACTAATGTATCAATATACGATAAAGAACCTGTAGTTGCGTTTGAAGCTATTATTGCTGCTGAACCTGATTGCATTTTTATTTATGTTTTTTTTATTCTAATGTTAATAGATATGTTATTTTATTAAGTAATCCCAAAATTTCATCACGGATATTCATTAAATCAGTATCTTTAGGGTCAAATTCTTCGGTCCATTGAATTAAAGCATCTTTAGAAGTTTCTAACATTTCTTTTAAATCCAATTCACCTAAATTGACAAGATTGATTGTTTTATCATCTTCTTCTAATTTAAATCTACCATATTTTCCCATTGCCGCTTCTGCGAAAGTATCCGTCAAATCAATTAAACCATCAAAAAGTTTGTCAAATGCTTTATGTCTCGCATAACTTTTAGTTTGCCAATGATTAATTTTAGTTTGATTTTGAAGTTCTATTAAGAACTTTATTTTAGAACCTATATTCATCTTCTTCTTCCTGAGGATTAAATGACTTGTTTATTTGTGAATCGTAATTTGTTACATCATCTTTAGTTAAAACATACTCGTTTTTACCTGTTTTTCTCATCTCATCTTGTTTGTGATTGAAAAACTCCTTAGGATTTTGATTAAATGGATATGAATCTAATGAACGCATTTCCAATTTTTCAACAGGAGTTTCTGGTTTCATTTGTTCAATCTTAGCACCTAACTCATCAATCTTAGAAATAACTTGATTCATTTCACCAAGTTTTAATTCTAAATCATTAAGTTTAGTAAAAACATCATCCATTTTATTCATAACAGAACTATTGTCTTGTGTATGTGATTCCAAATCTTTTTTGATACTTTTTGTCATATCAACTAAATCAGTAATATCTAATTCTTGTGTATCAGATTCAGGTAAAGCTCCCGCAGGTGCTGGTGCACTTGGGTCTGTTGGTGCAGCTCCTGCTGTTGGGTCTACCGGTGGAGTTCCTGCGTCAGGTGCAGGTGCTCCCGCGTCTGGCGCCGGTGCATCTTCAGGTGCCGGTGGAGGAGGTGCTGCTTGTTCCATTATCATCGTTTTACCATATGTGTTAATGGCTTTGTAACGATTTAATTCTTCTTGTAATTTTTGTTCTAACATGGCTTAATCTTGTAATAATTGTCTACCGTCGTTTGTAACGTATTTTTTATTTATTCTTTCTACAATTCCGTCTTTTTCTCTGATTGTATAACATTCTCCTGTTACTAAATCACATTCTTCTCTTTCCATACCATCATTAGATGTTCTTTTAACCTGTTTAGGACTTAAGAACTGGTCTACGGTATTATTTAATCTATTGTTTTCCATAAAGGTTTTTTATATAAATATCTATATTATCATTAATATCCTTTCTCCATTGTAAAATATACAACATCACCATCAACAAGACCTAAATCACCCATTAATTTTGGTGATAAACCAATACCAAATCCAACTACACCAGGTCCTTTATGAATTGGACCTCTTAAATTTCTTGAATCCATAGTTTGTGCTGATTGGTCAATTGGATTTACTAATATTGATTTTCCTGTGTTAGGATTTGTAAAGGTGGTTTTAGCAGAAATAATATGGTCTGCCGTTACTCCAATTAAATCAAATTTTATTGCATAAAAATAATGACTTCTATCATTCTTAATATCATACCATAATATATTCGTATGATTAGGGTCATTTGAAACCGGTACTTTATTTTTAACCATTGCCAAAACTGACATTGCAATTGTATCATCAATATTATAACTTTTACCACCCATAACACAAGCAACCGCTCTGAAATAAACTTTATCTCCTTTAAGTTTATTATTTTTAACTTGTACAATATATTTTTCACTATTATATCCACCCCAAGAAACTCCAAATTCATTTTCACCTGAAGTTAATTGAATTGTTTCACCTTTAGTAACCGTTGTTCCTGTATCAATCAAGAATGAACCATTATCAGTTTGTAATATAGATTCTTTAGCTGTTGGTCCGTTTAATATTGTTGTCTCATCTTTAACTTTTGCTGTTGCTGCTTTTGATAATTTATCAAACAATACTCTGAAACTTGAATAAAATGAATCTTTAGGATTAGGTAAAGATTGATAAGGTATTCTTGTACCTTTAAATGTTGTTGTTATATTTCCTTGTCTAATACTATGTGTTACATCTGTAATCCAATAAGAACCTCTAAACATTGGAATGTTTTTAAGATAGAAATACATTGTGGGTTGAATCATAACATTACCCATCATAGTAACGTCACATGTATATGACCTTAATCTATAAGTGTCGAATAAACTTGTATCCATTTGTCCAACACCTGAACCAGATTCAGATCTACCCATATTTTCAAGAGCTTGCATTGATTCTGAAGTCTCTCTTTGTGATGATTGGTCAAGTGTTATACCTTTAAACATTGATTGATTTTCATCTCCCGCACTTACTTCAAATGCAATAACTTTATTGGATTTGTATAAATCACCTAAATTAGTATTATTGTCTAATGTATAAACTAATGGACTTTGTGCATTTTGGAATAAATTACCACTATCGTTTTTAAATTTATTTTCTTGTTGTGCAATATCTGATAATTCTAATTGTTTAGAAGTTGGTCCTGTATATTGTATAATAATTTTAGGTGAGGATTCTTGATAGTCAACATCTAAAAAAGTACCAAATAAATTTTGTGCAACTTTTTTGGATGGTGTTGTTCTTGATTTTGTTGAAAAATTAGTACCATAGAAATTGACATACGCTGGTAACGCCCTCATATCAAAACCAGTACCTTGAATTAACATAGAAATTACACTATATAAATCCGCCTTATCATTTTTAGGATCTTCTAATGATAATAACTTATCTAAACTTAGGTAAGCAACATCACCAATATCTTTATTTGCCTTATCTAAAAATAAAAATTCTTCCATTAATGACCTGTATCCTAATGAATTACCTGCAACCCATTTATCATTAAAAATTTTAAAGTAGTTATATTCTTCAAGTTTTAAATTCGTATCTTGATAACCACTGAATACCGTTAACTGATTAAGGTTTGCGTTTGTTTGTGGTAATGATGGTAATTTTGGTATTAATTGATTTAAATATATACCTAATCTTGTGTCTGCACTATCAGTTATAGTTTTAAGATAAGTTTGGAATCCTTTCTTATCTGTAAACTTACCATCATTTAAACCTCCCGCAAAAATTTGAATTAATGGTCTGAATAATAAAACATTCTCCTCACTCAATTCAACATCGTTAGTTGAGAAGAATTTTAAATAATTTCCATCGATGTCTTCACCCACATATAATTTAATAAACGATATATTACTTGATTGAGTTGATTCGTTATATGAATTATACTTAAATGTGGTTGTATTATTATCTGAATTAATAAATCCGTACCAAATATATGGAGATATTTCTTTAGTATTTCCTAATGTAAATTTAATTAAATTATCATGACTTAAAATCTTATTAGTAATTGTTTTTAAATTATTAACTTGTTGTGTTTTTAAGACATTTATTAATGAATTTTTATCTGTCGGATCTGTTGGTTGTATTTTAACTGTAACAATATCTTTTAATAAATCTTGAAATTTTTGATAAGTCACTATATGTGTACTTGATGTACCTGAATATGGTTCAAATTTATAATATGGTATTTCATCGTTAATTTTTTCTGTTGCAAAATCTAAAAAACAATTTTCAAATTCATCTAAAATTGATGGACTAAATGTTGCAATTAAATCCATAACTTTTCTATAATTAGAACTTATACTATATTGATTATCATTTACTTTTGGTAAGGTACTAACATAACTTCTATTATATTGTGAATAATCCGCAAACGTTTTTCCACTAAATTCTGTTGTAAGTAATTCATCTTGCCATATAATTCTATATCCCGATTGGTCTTTTTGATTGAATCCAAAACTATTAACAGTTTTATTTGTTAAATTAGTTATTGAGTTATCTCCTACGGAAGGTAGTAAAGTATAAAAAGTATCTGTCGATACAATAGTGGAGTTGTTAACATAATTAGTAAAATATGTAATACCGTCACCAACCGATTTTTCGGTTATATTTGTTGTTCCATTTGTGATAGAATCAAAATAATCGGTGTTACCTAAAGAAGCACTATAGTTACCATAACCATTAACAATTTGATTAAAAATGGTATCATAAAAAGGATGTAATCCAACTGAATCTTTATTACTATATGTAACTTGTTTGAATGGTGTTACAAATGTTTCATATGTACTTCCCGTTTGATTATCGTTAAAAAATGTTTGTCCATCTATAGGTGTTGTTGTATTATCACTTAATAAAAAACCATTCAATATATCAACACCATTATTAATATAAGTTTTATATCTATTATAAATTGAACCCCATTTAAGTATTAAATGATATGGAATATAATGTGATGCGTTTACTTCTCTAAATAAAGAAGACATTCTTGCTTTATTTGGATTAACCAATATATTACCATTTGGACCCGTATATGAAACTATAGTATCTTCTAAATCTAAAAATGGTAATGAATTTAATAAAAGATATGCCGAACCAACAAATTTCCCTGAAGAATTAGTCTTAGTAAAATCTGTAAATAATTGTTTATGAAAATATGGTGTGTTTAAAATATTAACCGAACCATTATTTAATATGTTTAAATTTTGACTAAATAAATTAGTATCGTAACCATCCTTAACCCACATTTTAGAATCTAACTTTGAACTTATAAAACCTTCTTTTGTATTAATATTCAAGAAATTTTTTATATTCAAATCGTCAGAATTGAATTGTTTTTTATTTAGATAATTTAAATATAAATTTGAGTTAAATGGATAAATTGATTTTCTATAATCTTCTGAAACATAACTTATTAGATTTTGATTTAATCCAGAATAAGAACTATCTTTTAATGATTTTACAGTTTGTCCGTATTGTTCTAAATTAAAATTATAGTTTTCTAATGTTTTTAGATAGGTTATTGTTGGTAATTTATCTTGTAAGTATGGATATCTTTCGAATGGTGAAAACGATAACAAATATTCATCAAATTTAGTTCTATTGGTTACGGTTCTTAAAATGTCTATAATGTCACTATCCTCTTTGAATAATTTTGAAATATTATCAAATTCATTTGTGGCCAATTCTTGAATTGATTTTGGTTGAAACGTATCTAATAAAGTAGCATATCTTGCTCTTTCAAATATTTCATATAAAATATTTGATATTGTTTTATCTCCATAAGGAACTGCATTTACAACATCAAATCCATTAGCAATATTTAATATATCAACATTGGGAGTATTGTTCTCAAAAACGTAATTTATTAAACCAACTCCACCTTCTTTTTCTGCCGTAGTATCAACTCTTTTTGTACCAATACCATGATAGTTTTCTACGAAGTCAACTTCGGGCCATAAATTAGGGTCTGTTGATTGTAATGCAACTTGTAAATCAGGGTCACCTGGATATGCTAATACTTTTTGTTTACCGTTAGAATCAATTTTTTTAATTTGAGGCCAAGGATATATAGGGTCTCCAATTGTTTCATCTGTTGCATAACCTTTTAATAATGATTTTCTTTTTTCTGCAACATCAAACGCCCTTATGTGTACATCTTTTAAAAGTTTAATATACACATCTGCATTTGCCATTATTACTCCAAAAATATTTCTGATTGTGGGATTGAATCCTATTCCTTTAGATGGGTCTCTTATAATCTTATTCATTTCATCCTCCACAAATGTTTGTAATTTGTTTCTTTGAGTTACAAATGCCCTTTCAATATCTAAAATTTGATTTCTTAATAATTCATATTTTACAACTATATTACCTCCTACTTGATCCACATAAAAATTAATATTTTGTATGTTGTTTAAAAAATTAAATGTTTGTCCTTTAAAATCGACTCCAGAAGCATTTAATTTATGTTCAGTAAAAATTGTAGTTTTATTTAATTTATTAGTATATTCATTTAAAATAGATTCCAATGATTTACTATTTTTTGGACCAATTATGTTTGTATTTAAATTCTTTTCCGTTGGTGCCAAATATGTTAATTTTGTATTATTAACTGTTGCAAAATTATTACTCAAGTATTTTTGAGCCCAAGCATCGATTGAAGCTAAAAAATTTTGTACTAATTTTTCAAATTCTTTTACCCCATCAAATATATGGAAATCAACTTTTTGATCTAAAATTTCTCTTTCTAATATTTTATCCAAAGTTTTTGCAACACTAATAATTTCTCTTAATGTTTTTGGATTTTGTAAAAAACTTTTGGGTAACAAACCTTTTGACACATAATCACTATAAACAGATTTTAATAAAGTATAACCTTTACTTGTTTTTGAAACTATCTTTGTTGTTTCGTTAGTGTTTCCATTTTGTTTGGTATTTTTTTCAGTTTCTATAGCATACATATAAGGTGCGTTTAATATACCTGTTAAAGGAATATCATTTAAGAACGCATATGTGGAACCTACAAAAGTTGTTGCAATTTCAAAATTACCATTAGAACCATTATACTTTGAATTGAACTTAGTTAAATGTAATCTATATCTAATAGCCTTACCATAATAACCTTTTACTGTTAAATAAAATATAGGCCAAGGTAAATGAAAGAAAGCAGCATACGGTGAATTTTTAGGTGAATCAAAAAGTGTCTTACCTCTAACATCCACAAAATTTATATTTACCTGTGGAATAAAATTAACACCTTTGATTACAATGTTTATACTTTCGATACCAAAAGTTTGTGCTGAAGTATCTGAAGAGTTATCAAACAAAGTGGTACTTTTACCATTTATATCTGTTTTAATTTGATTTTTTTCATCAAACGAATTTGTCCAACTTGTATCTAAATCACTACCGTTAGCGTTTCTTAAAATATTAAGAGTTCCTTTAGCAATTGATTGTAGATTTCCTGTTGTTGTTTGTCCACCATTTATGTTTAATACTGTTCTTGGTACTAAATCAGCCTCCAAGTTTACATACATAACCAAATTTTCCTGTTCAACATTTCTCATAGAAACATTACCCCCATCAACCACACTATTGGGGTCGATAAGAATGACATTGTTTTGGTCAACTTTTACAAGTATGTTTTCAGTCTTATTTAAGTTATTGTTCGCCATAATATAATTTATACAATTCTACACCATTTTTATAATCTTGTAAAGAATCTAATAAAGGAAATGGTATTCTTATGTAAAAATTATCGGGTATTAAAAATTCAATACTACCAGCTAATGGATTAGCTAACATAATTAACCAACCAAAAGTAGGTGAACCATAATACTCTTGTGATAACATATCCATTCTATCTTTACCTCTCTTATATTGAATATATTTGTCAGTTCCTTTAATAGGTAATTCAATTCCAGGTACTATTAGGAAGTTACCATCATTTTCAAAAAATTGATATCTATCGTAATATTGTCTACTCATTTTATGGTTTATAGAAATTTAATACATTTGTGGTACCGGAAATACCTTTTTTATTTATGAATATATTATTCAAATTATCTTTTTGTGTTGTATCCTTAACATCTATTTCTGAAGAAGTACCTGATTGATACGTTATTGCTTTATCATTTTTTCTAATAGGAAATTTATCTAAATTAAAAACTTTTTGTGGTGGTGTTTTCACAAATAAATCAATAATCGCATTCATATTCTCAATATCGGCAGCACTGAATACATCATTTTTTATGATTTGTTTTAATTCATCTTTACTTCCCGATAATAATACTGATAATATACTCTTTATTTGTTCAGTTGTGTATTGATTAGTTGATAATAAATCATAAGTTAAATCTTGAGTAAATGGTGTATTAGAATTATTCATATATGTTAAAACATTAGAATATTGACTATAAAAATCAGAACCACTAAAACTTGTTAAAGGTAATTGAGTGTATGTTGTTCCCGATATTTGTGCATCATGTTCATATTTTACTAAGAAATTAACTTCATCTATATTTTTTATAATATCATTTCTTGATGACTCTAAGTCTTTTATTGATTTAGTATCTACTATTCCATCAATTAAAGTTGAAACTAAATTTTGTATTGAACTTTTTATTATATTTTCAGTAATGGAAGATTTAGTATCTGAAATATCAAAAAATTCAAAAATAAATGATGTTATGTTTGTATTTGTTAAAGAATAATCCATTATTGTTTTTATTTTCCTTACAATTGTGGGAAAATCATTATCAGTATTTTGTAAACCTAACATCGAATATGTTAAAGTACTTGTTGGACTATTTTGGATAGTAATATTCTTGATAGTTCTATATTTTGGGTTTAATAATGTACTTGTAATTTCAATACCATATGTAGTCAATAATTTATTATATGTTGATTGATATGTATTTGTGTAATTACCAACAGTACTAAAAATTAAATTAACAAGATTTGTATAATCCATATTAGTACCCGAAATCGTACCAAGATATTTTCCTTGTACTACATTTACAGACTGGTCCTTCAAATCGGTAATTAATTGATATTCAGGTTTTTTAGTAAGTTGTTCTAAAAATTCTTTTGTAAATTGATCTGTTGTTTTACCATTTATTGTTGTTGTTGTAGATTCGGACCTTTCATCATAAATTTCAGTATTGGCAAAGAAATTAGATGATAAAGCGTTTTGTAATCTTTCAACTGGTTTTTCTAAACCTTGTCCTCCAATGAAACTTACTTGTAAAGTTACATTGGCAATCATTGGTTGGTATCCTATTCCTTCAGGATTCATATCCCATGGTCCATCGTCATATGTTATCCCAACATCTCTGATGATTATTTTAGAATGGTAAAAATCGCCAATTCTAACTACACAAACAGGAGGTGGTCCAAATGAAGTATTTCTTGAATTTAAATCCGCATCATCCGATAAACCTTTAATAGGTATTGTATCTCCAGGTCTTAAACATTGTAATAAAAATGTTAAACGACTATTCAATCCTTCTGGTGTTGTTGAGTGAAACCCTGGATGAAAATATTTTAATTTTTCTTTAAGAGAATCAAAAACTATTGGTGAATTATTTTCTAATTGTTTAAAATAAAAACATTCTGTTAATGTTTTCATTATAATTCTTTTCATTACATCAATACTTGGTTTCTTATTAAAAACTTGTGTATCATCTGGACTAACAGTTAATTTAGGTATTTTTACTGTTTTATTTTTTGTAGGTTGTTGTTCTCTTTTTGTTGTTGTTATAACAAGATTAGATTGTCTACAATAAAAGGCAACCGGTGCATAATTTTTTAAACCATAATTTGTGTAGATTTTTGTATGACAATCTAAATTTAATTCACTTCCTCCTCCACCATTATTTAATTTTGCATTTTCTCCTTTTGTACCAAAATAAACAGTTAATTTACCAGTATTACCTTTGTAACCAAATTTATCAAATGTATATTCTTGTACGGTATCTTTAAATTCTATTATACTTTTTGATGAATATTGTTTTAATTGTTCATCGGTTTTCCAAACTAAAGTTGGTGGTTGTGCACCATCTGCGGTAATACTTTTAAAAATTTCAGTTAAAACAGAATATCCTCTCCTAACTCCCAAATAGAAATTATAATTATCTTCAGCTACTTCAGAAGTAGAAGTAAATAACCAAATTTGTACATCTTGTAATGTATTATTACTTATAGCGGTTTTTAAAGTTGATAAATAATTTTTATAATCATTTATATTAGTATTAAGTTTTTCAAATGCGTTACTTAAATCTGTAACTTTAGCATCAATTGTTTGTCCACTTGTTGCAGGTACTATTGGTGCTTTTCCAAAAATAGTTTCTCTATCTTTTTGTGCATTAACTGATGTGTCTGGTATCAATTTATTTAAATCATTTCTTAATTGTGTTAAGTAATTATTTTTAGATTGATAATATGTTGTACCTAAATCAGAATAATACGATTTTGTTTGTCCGCTTACTCCTCCAGATGATTTTGGAAAATCATTCATGAAATATAATTCAGTATTAAAATTTGGAATTTGATTTGTTTGATCAGGAGCAGTATTAGGAACTTCAGTTGTAGTATCTGTAGAAGTATATTTGTATTTTTTAATTGTTTCTTTAGGTGTACCTGCATTCAAATATGCTTGTATTAAAGAAACATCATTTTGGTCCAATGTTGTATATGTTTGTATTAAACTATAAAAATCTAATTCTTCACATCCAGCAAAAAAAGCATTAATATAATTTTCTGCAACATCATCTGACATTTTACCAAAAACTTCTCTTGTTAATAAATTTAAAATACTCGGATGGTCAACTACCACTTTAAATGATATTTGTCCTGATCTTGATGCATTTTTATATGTATAAATTGGTTCTGGTCTACCTAAAAATTCATTTTCTTCCCATCTCGCAGAGTTTTGTTCACTAACTTTTAAATCATATGGTGGGAACCACATAACTCTACCACCATTAGGTCCTCTTTCACAATAAGGTAAATCCGATACTCTAAACCCATCTCTATTAGATGTTTTCCATGCTAAATTCTCAATTGAAAACATATATTTTTTTGCATAAAATCCTCCTCCATATGGGTATCCATCAACAATATTACTTGAATTGTCAAATGATTTTTTACCATTCGACATTGGTGCAATACTCATATTCCATGGTCTTCCTTTACCACCTAAAACACTACCATCATATTTTCTGATAATGTCAGTTCTTTTCATAGTATCATCTAAATGAAGGTATGGTCTATCTTTAGTCCATACTCTACAATATTCAACACCAGATTCTTGACCGTATTTATCCACATATTTTATCGCGGAACCTCTTGATATTTTTACATCACCTTCTTGGAATATTCTACTTGTTTGGTCAATAGCATTCGCAACATGAGAACGAGAAATACCTCCATCAGAAGGTAATGAGTTTAATATTTCTTGTGTATTACCTAAAATAGAATCTCTTCTATAATCAAATTTTGTTGATAGAGAACTTTCAAGAATATTAAGAGTACTACCTGATTCATTATTGTTAGCTCCTAAAGGGTTTTTTGAACCTTTACTATACCATGTTAAATTACCACCTATAGGACCACCTTCTGAATAATTTTTACTTTTATGAAATAATTCTGCAGAACCACTATCAAACATTAAACTTGTATAGTAGTTTCCTCGTACTGTTCTATCCCAAAAATCACTCATAGAGTATTTTACATCAAAATATCTATCATCACCTATGTAAGTGTTACCAGGGACTTGTATTGGGGATTTAATTTGTAATCCATTTTGTAGTACGTTATTAACCTCAGATAATAATGTGTAATTTGGTGAATATCTTGAATAACTTAATAAATCAAATAATCTATTTTTCTGACCTGGACCCATGTACTGAATCATTATGTCAGAAGGTCTTGGACTAATTTTTGGTTTTCCTTGTATTCCAACCATAGATGCAATTGCACCCGTGGCATCATTTAATAATGTACCTAATTGTAACGGATTTTGTGAATTGTAATTTAATGGATTTTGTGGATTACTTAAATAATCACCAGGTATAATACTATATGGTGTTGATTCACCTTCAACCGCAGATAAAAAATCTGTAGGTACTCCTGATGGATTTGTTGGGTTAATTGTAATAGAATAATTAGATTCTACTAATGGTTCTCTACCTGTTATAATATTTAATGCGGTAGCTGAATTACCATTTATAGCATCTAAAATTCTTACTCTACCTAATGTTGTTTTTTCAACATTCTGAGCTATTCTTGCATAAACAGGACCACTTGTGTTATTTTTAATATTATATGCGGCAAATTTGAATAATTCAGATTCAGTATCATAATTATTAGTATTCATAATACCAAATAAATTATAATCACCTGGTGTAAAATATGGATATAAACTTAAGTTCGCTCTTCTTGGTAAAGTATCAATATTCTCTTCAATAAAAAAAGTATCTGGTTTATATAAATTTAAAGATTGTATTCCTTTTAAATCACTCGTTCTATTTGTATCTACATTACCTAAAAATATATTAGGAATATCACTTAGATTTTGTTCAGGATATCCTGTACTACTAAAAGTTTGAGGTCCATTAGGTTGTTGTAAAGTTCTTCCTAATATCTTATCTCTAAAACTTTTTGTGGAATTAAAATCTAAAAAACTTGGCATTATTGTATTTTAATATAAATAGATTAATTCTATTTTTTATGTGCTGGATTTGGTGTTGTAAAATCTTTGGGGGACATTGAAACAAAATTAGACATGGATGTTGGATTTTTACGAACCCCATCAAATACAGAATCGGTAATAGTACCTTCAGATTTATGGTAAAATGTTACATTAACATTTTGTGTAGTAGGTTGTGTTGTTGGACTATTTTTACCAGTTACTTTATCCCATCCTTCTTTAGCAATGTCCAATGCTTTATTTGCGGCATTACCTATTGCATTTGTCATACCAACTATTTTATCTTCTGCCTCTTTTGATGAACCATATATATTTTTTTTCTTATCTTCTTCACTCATATTATTCAAAGCACTCTGCATACTTTTTCCAAGTTCGCTCTTTAAGAAAGCAGTACCTGCACCTCTAAGATATTGTGCTGTTTGAACTCTATAATATGATGCCACAACATCCAAATCTCTTACCATTTTTTGAGTTTCAGTTAATTGACTCATAGCAATTGCTTTAGAATCCATTTTTTCAAATTGTTTTTGATATTCTGTCAATTGCGTTACTTGTGAACTTGTAAGTTTATCCATTGCAATTTCTGTAACATTACCAAAACTTTTTTGTAGAGATTCGGGAACGACTATTTTCATCTCACCACCTTCCATACGTGACATATTGATAAGAAATTCCTTATCCTTGTCATTCATATTACTTGTAATACTGTTAGCCATTAAAGCATTTGTTGCAGACATTCTTTCCGCACCTGCTATTGCCGATTTTGTAAGTTCTTTATAATCAACTCCTAAAGCATTAGCCATTTCATGTGCCTTTCTTATATTGATACCTGTAATTTCAAATTTACCTTGTTCTTGATTATATGTTGCTAACCCTTGTGTGGCACCAATTAATGCGTCTTGTAATCCTTCCACATTATTTGTTGCCATATACATCAATTTGATTGGGTCATTAAAATCACCCATAGCACCACCTAATACCTGTAAACTTGCAGATAATTCAATAGCCTTTTCAGGGGTAAAAACATTATCAGCTAATTTGAATACTTGATCCATACTCATTCTAAATTCAACAGCCTTTTGGGACATTCTTTCTAAACCTTGTATTCCATTTTGAAAACCATATTCATTTAATCTACCGATTTGTTCTGTCATAGTTTTACTAACCGTTCTCGCATTTAAACCTAAACCAATAGTTCTTGTTGCCGCATTATCTAATTCTTTAATTGTTTTATCAACACCTAAACCAACTGTTTCATATTGTGACATGATATCGGCCATTTCACTCATAGTCTTACCTAAAACAGTTGCAACAGGTGCTGCAGAATCTAATATACCCCTATTAACTAAAGCAAATTTTCCTGAATTATCGGATAATTTAGTATAAAAATCTCCAAGTTCATTTATAGTAATACCATATTTACTTGCCTCAATTGAAGCTTGTTTCATATCGTCCTGTAAACCTTTTGATAATTCACCACTAATACCTGTCTTAGAATTAATTTCAGTTAATAATTTAGATTCATTTGTTAATTCTGTATTTAATGCTTGTATAACTTCCGCACCACCTTTTTGAATTAATTTAGCAGGATTTAAACCTCCTTTACCAAGAACATTAAGAATCGAACCTGCAGCATTTTGTTCTTCTTTTGCTCCGAATTGTGTTGATATAATACCATTTATACCATTCGCTAAACCTCTTGTAAAATCACTTAACATTCCACCTAATCTACCTACAAATGTACTATTAGCAGCCTTAGTAAAATAATCACCACTTGTTACATTTTTTATAGCATCACCTGTAGAACCGTATCTTGCGGAAGTTGGTGCCTTTTTAGATAATGTTTCAAAAACATCATCAGGCATACCGGCAGCCTTTAATGCTTTTTCATTACCACCATTAGCTTCATATCTTTCAGACCAATTAATTTTTGAATCTCCCATATCCTAATAAATAGATTAATTAACTATTTTCTGATTGTTTTTCAATTAGAAAGTTGATATAATATCTCCTTACAAATATCGGCATACTTAAAACATCACCATAAGTAAAACCTCTGGTAATTAAAAATAAAATCTCATCTAATTGAATTTTCTTATAATCCGTAGAAAGGGCGAAAAAATTCAACCCCAAATCCAATTTCAATTTGGACACTATCTCCTGATGGGGTGGTTACTGTTTGGGTTAAATCTAACCCTGGTTTATTTTCTGCAACGTATTTTCTAAAATCTTGAGAGTCTTTAATTGGTAAACTTTCAATGAATTGACGTATAGACATTTGTTCTTTATTACCCCCAACTGATTTAATCATAAATTCAAGTTGTTTTGTAATAACAGGTGCAACTCCATTACCATTCCAACTTTTTCTAATTTCATCAATTTCTTTTTCTTGTTTCATTGTTAAAAACTGAAAAGTAATGTTAGTCTTACTTTTTTCCATATAGAATGGATATTCACCATTTACATCTTCTTCTAATGTAAAATCTTTAACCTTAAGTTGACTTAAATCAACGTCTACACTAAATTGTTCATTTGTTTTTGGGTCATTTGCAGTTAATGTGTATTCTGATCCAAAAGCGGTATTTCTTAAAAATATTAAAACAGCTTGTCTATCTTCTTCTACAATTTCATCAACGGATAAATCTTTATCAATAATTTTTCTTTTTAATAATTCATCAACCACTTTACCTGAAGCAATTAAATTTTGTGATGATAAAATATTTTCATCTGCTGCAGTTAAATAAGCTACTCTTACTGATTTCTTTTTATTTTTATAGTAAATTCCTTTAGTTGGTAATTCTACTACATCGTATGCAATTGTTGGGTCTATTCTATAATCTTCCATAATATAAGTTTATACTATAACTATGATAAAGTAAAGTTTTTCAATAAAAAAACCGACACCCATTTCTGGTATGTCGGTTCATATAAATTAAAATTATAATATTAGTATACTAAGATACATCTATCCATTCTTAAAGTAGCTTGGATAGTAGCCAATTTATCGTCTGAGTAATCTAAGTTTTGGAAATCCAAATCAGATAAGAAAGTACCTTGTAAAATCCATTTTTCAACTACTACACCTGTTGGGTCTAATAATTCTAATTCTACATCCTTCTTATAACCAGCAGCATAACCCATACGACCTGTAACAGATTCTGCATGTAAACGGAACCATTCCATAAGTGCTTGAGCTGCAGATGGTCCAATTGGATCTCTGAATACTACGTTCATAGTTTCCCACTCAAATCTACCTGCAACATAAGTTGATGTATTTAAAAACGGAATTGGAGTAACGTTAATTTTAGCTTTAGGTCTTGCAGCCGATTGTACATACCATTCGTTGATACCCAAAGATGATGGGAATCTTAGTATAAATCGGTTGACTCTTTTCGGTTCGTAAGGAACCGGCATTTTCATTAGTAAATCTGCCATGTTGTATTAGTTAAGTTTTTTTTGTATTATTTACTTTCTTATAAATATAACAATATTAGAAAATAATTTTTTTTTAAGATATTATACGAAATACTTGATTTTGTCAAAAATTTTCCGTAGTTTTTTACAGTCACCCAGTATAACCAGTTCCAGTTTACTACTTTAATATAATATATAATATAAATACTTTAATAACCGGTTCCAGAATATACCAGTATACTGGGAAAATATGTTCCACGTGGAACATTTAATAAAAAAAGGAAGGTATTTCTACCCTCCTTTCTCTTTTTTATATCTCCTTTTAGATTAGATATTTTCAAATGAAGCTCCTGTTGGAGTGATAACAAACTCTAAATCAATGAATTCTAAAGAACGAGTTGGTTTCACATAGATTTTACCTCTAAGTGTGTTTGCGTCTATATCTTCAGGTGCACTTGATACAGTTACACGGAAGTCATATAAACCTCTTTCTTTCTTGATTGCTTCTAAGATAGGATTTACCAATCTTAAGAATTCTTGTCTTACTTGGTCATCATTTTGTTCAAATAACAAACGTACTGCAACTGCGGAAATTAATTTCCTTGCTCTTAATAACAATCTTCTTACGTTAATTCTGTCTAATGCAGACTCTCTAACTTGTAAAGTTTTGTTACCCCAAATGATTGTTCCTGTATCAGAGAAAGTGGCAATTGGGTTGATTCTATTTTTATATAAATTATCTCTTTCGTCTAAAGTTAATTTCTTTTGTGCTTTGATTGCATTTACTAAACCTCTTGAATAACCCGCAACCGCGAACCAAGGATAAGATACGTTGTCAGTTAAGGCAATATTCTTAACAACTTCACCTGTTGGTGGGATATATAATTGAGTTGCATTATCTGTATCTCTAATTTGTATCCAAGGCCAGTATGTTGCTGAATAGTTAGAATCAATCGAAACTGAATCCAAATCATCAACCACATTTGATGCATCTGTTTCATTTGGTGCACCAATAATATAAATTGAATCGGCCCTATCGTTTTCAATCATGTCAATTGCTTGAGTAACAAGAGAACTATGATTTAAGAAATCAATACCCGGTGTAGCAAATACGTTGATATCAACTGCCTCAGGATTTTGATATGTCATAATACCTTGTAAGTATGCATAATAATCCGAATTTCCAACTGTAGAACTGAATACACCACCGTTATTCGTATTACCTGAAATATATGTGTGAGTATTGAAAATATATTGGTCGGTGTTAGTTCTTACATTTCTGTAGATATCCCAACCATCAAAACCACCAAATGCAGCAAAAGTAAACTTACGATAGTTAATATCTGTTAATTTGTTATTTGTTGGGTCAGATTGACCTTCTAAATCATATGGAGTTGTAATGTATGTTGTTCCTGTAATTGTTGATGCGTTTGTTGATAAGTGGAAACCTTTTGTAGTTCCTGATGCAGTTACACCTTTAAACTTCAATAAATCACTATCATAGGTAAATGCATTTTGACTTGATAAACCTAAAGATACTTTCTTATATTTGTCACCACTTGACAAAACTGGTGTTCCGTCTGGCTTATAATACATTGTTTCACCTGGGTCAAAATAATTTGTTTTATATGTAACAGCACCTAATTTACTATCGTCACCAAAACTATTTTTATTTGTAAATCCTTTAAAACCAGCAGGTACCGCATCCACAGGAGCATTATCTGCCATAGTCAACATAATATATTTTGAGTTTAATGTATATTCACCATCAGATGTACCGATTTTGTTTGCAATATATCCTGCAACATCAGGGTTCATTGAACATCTTGAATATTTTTCTAATACTACTATATTATCATCAGTATCATTAAAATCACGTACTAATAAATCAAATTCACCTGAATCTAAATTAATATTTTGTATTGTAATTTTTACTTGATTGTTAGCAGATTCACCATCCGAAATAGTAATAATGTTAAACAACTCGTCAACTTTACCACCACGAACTTCAGAAACAACTGTATTACTCATTGGAGTATCAAATTCTTTTATGAAATCAGTAGATGCATCATCAACAACATATGTAAGTTGTAAACCTCTAATTTTACCTTGTTCGAAAGCGTTTTTCAACCAATTAGGATAAACCTCATGAACATAAACCGGATGGTCTACATATGATTGGTCATAATTCTCAACTCCCAAAACTTTAGTAATATATTTTGAAGATGTTTGATCTAAAGAAATTGTGAATGATTTATGTCCACCTGTAGTACCTGTAACATCAATTTGGAATTCTGCTAATGGATTTGATACAATACCACCTGTATCTGTTAATGAAATATTTGAGTTTTGTGTTACTTCTAAAACTAAATTTTCTTGGTGATAATGACCTCTTGATCTTAAAGCTGCAACTACAACATTATCATAGTCAGCGTCCATACTTGCTAAGAATTCAAATCTTTCACCATCAAATGAAGTTCCACCTGTCCATCTGAACAAATAACTTGCTACGTCATAAATTGTAGTTTCGTCACCTGGTACTGATTCACGGAAACATGTATTATACCACTCTTGTCTATTTTCATTTTCAGTGTAAATTTTTCCTGTTAAAGGAGAAACTTGTTCTTTTGTACGATTTAACGATACAAAAATAGGGTCGGCAGCAGGAATAAAACCAATTGCAAACCATTTTCCTGAATCTGAACTTGTTAAACCACTATACATTTCACTAATATAATCTAAAATCGGCATACCGTTATAAGCGGTAACACCTGATAAATCTACATAGATATCTGATGCGGTTGGATTATTTGGATTGAATGAAAAGTTTGAAGCGGTATTACCTGTGTAAGTTCCTGCTAAATACTCCTCTAAATGGTCTACTAAAATACCACCTTGTGATACAATACCAAATGTTTTGTTTGGATTATATCCTGTTAAACCTAAAACTCTTGTTACAAAAAGTTGATTAGACTCTTGTAAATAAGATTTAGCAACATATCCTAATTCATATTTTGGATTATTTGCTCCGTCTTTTTCAGGAGAAGTTGGTCCGAAATATGACTTATAACTGTCAAAACTCGAAATTAAAATCGGTTCGAATGCTGGACCTTGTAAAGTCTCACCCACTAAACCTAATGTAGTTACACCTACACTTTGTGCTACGAATGTTAAAT